ACTACAGAATCTATTCTACACCAATTGGAGGAAATGTCAAGGGTTTTTTGAATGTTGCGCAAATACAACAGTTAGTAAGTAAGTACTAACTTAGCAGTAGAAACCGGTTTTAAAACCACATGCATCATAAACACATTCACGGACCGCAGTGTCCGTGGCTTCACCGAAACCGTCGATTTTTGATACAGTTTCAAGCATGGTATACACTTCAGGCCATGTCAGGTTCTTATGCCTAGCACCTGTGACAATGCCATGAATCATTGCATTACCTACGTCAGAAAACATACTATAGTCCATACTAAACTCCTTTACTGATGTTGTTTTTTTACAACAAATCAACTTGAACATCAACCTCAGCCATTGTACCGTCAGCCTTGTACGACCGAATACGGCTAGCAAAACCAGTCGGCCGCTGGCCCAAAGGCAGGCGCTGGTCGCAACCTATCGAATTCAGAGCCGAAAACACCGCAACCCGTTGGTGATAGATTCCCATACCTTCAATGGCATCCTTGACAGTGGTGTTAAACATCACACCTTCACAAATCACACGGATTTTTTGGTTGTTGTTCAAGCCAGAAATTAGTTGCTTTGTACGCATTACTTTCTCCAAATGTTCTCAATCACTACAGAGTCAATTATACGGAGATTTTGGCAAATGTCAAGGGCTTTTTTGAGTGTTGTAAAACAACAACATTTATGTTTTAGTTTTTAGTGTATATTTTGATAACAGTTCTTTCGCTTGAGAGCAATCCATCGAAAGATTAACAGGTCGTTCTAAAAGTTCTAAGCAAGCGGATTCTAGAAGTTCAATTGCGTATTGATGATCATCCTTATCTACACTACGATACCAGTCTTTGATGACCTCAGGCGATGCGGTGAGCAAAAATTCTAAATTCTTTCGATCATGATCATTCATCGTCTTCTTCCTCAGCTAGGCGATCCTCCATGTTCTCACGAATGTTCCAGTTCTCTATCAAGTGTTCTGGAATGTCATCCAAATCATCTAGATCAGAGTACTCATAAGTTTCTTCGCTACCATCGACAAATTCACCAACGAAGCCGATACCTTCTTCGCAAAACTCTGCTTTGACCACTACATCAAATTCTTCTTCTATCTTGTAGTAAAGATTGGTTGGAGGACCCCACGGCGAATCGAACCAGAACGAAATCTTGTCGCCTTCACGGGTCCAGTCCTGTGCATCACAGTTCCACTTGCACCCAAAGTTTTCTAGATTCCATCCATAATGCTCACTCTCAGGAAGATCGGCAGGCTTTGGTGCAAAGAAATCGAACCAGTCTTTTCCGTCTTTCTCATTCAAAAATGCTTCAAATTTATCAATCGTTTCTTTGTCGCCTTCGACATTGAACGAATTCATACACCAATTAGGCATAGCGAGCCTCCTTTTCATTACGGTGCGTTTCACACAAAGTAGTAATCCAACCTTCACTGTTTGCTTTGCCTGGATTGCCGCAAACTTCACAAGTACGATATGACATAGATTCAGCCATGCTAATCATACCATGAATCACATCATCTCCACCATCAATATAGAATCTAAGACCACCAAACTTTTCTTTCACTTGAGAGACAACGACTTGGCGAGTCTTGTTTGGCACATCACGAAATTTTTTCTCTTCGATTGATTTAATCAGCCAATCGTTTAGTTTTTCAGTCCGAAAGTAATGGCATAGTGCATCATGATCGCCATCAATTGCTTTCTGCAAAGCACGATTGAATTTCAATGCATATATGCGATTCTTTCTTTGATTGTCAATGTGGCTTTGAATGTTTCCACACAATGCATCAATAATATTATACCAACCATCACCGCAACTAAATCCCCAACACATGCAGGTGACAGTCATAGGCGCATGACGATCACGAAACAGTTTCGGATATTTGCGACACAGTTCTTCGTCAAGTTCTTTCTTCATAGATCAAATCTTACACTCTTCACAGAATCAATACGGAATGAACGCCATTCTTGCTTGTCCAAATCAAACACAGCCATGACACCTTCGGCTTTCTTACGAGGCTTGTCATTCTCAGTCTTACGCTCATACTCAGGCACATCTTTTAGAGTGCAACGCATTTCACGCAGAGTGCCATCAGCTTTTTCGAAATTGACAAACAGTTCGCCCATGACAAGATGGCTGTGCAACCACTTGGCAAACTTAGTCTTGTCTTTTTGTTCCCATTCAGCAATGCTCATAAAATCTCCTTGTCTGGATATGTGTATTGTACGGGAATCTTTATTGTCTGTCAAGTCGCTCATACATCTTCTCCATAGTATTGCAGAATTGTCTTCAGTGCAGGAATCAACTTAAACTCGGAATTATATGCATCGTCCTTGTGCATATAGTCTCCATTCCTATGTGCATTCAGTTCATTCTGAAGAAATTCTAGTTGATCCAATAGATTCAGAACCGTAATCTTGTCTGCGGTTTCGTAATCAAGTTCAAGACCAGTCTTCATTGGATTCATTTCCATATCCTTTTCCATTAGTCAAAACAATTTCAATTGCATCAAGAGCAGCGTCATCGTAACCTTCCAGATATTTCTCTGAGGTGTCCGAAACGAAAGTTATATCGCCTCTCAGAATATCTTCGATTTGCTTCGCAACCTTTCTGCGCAGTTTACTTTCCAAAATCTCTGCAAATTTTGTAAGTTCTTCGTCATATTCACACGACCAATCGATGTGGCCTTTGCCAGGACCCCACGAATCATTGCCCCAAAAAATGAAGCCTGCCTCTTTTGCAATTTTACGAATTTTCGGTTTCAATTTCATATTAAACTTTCTTTAAGCTACGAAGAATTTTTACTTGAGAGTCTGGGGCAACATATGCCCTTGCCCTAATCACTCTGAACCCTGTAACCATATCATCGGCTTGCGTAAACTCTACAAATCCATTTTCGATCATTTCTTTCACAATCATGTTTACCAATGTATGTTTTAGAAGAACCTTTCCATCATCTTTCATTATCGCTATATTATCTGAAGACACTGTAATGGTTGCTGTGATAAGTTTACCGCCTATTGCATAGTCATATGTTGCCAACATGCCCGCCAATCATAAGATTTTTCCTAACACCCCGTAAATCAAGGTGTCAAGTTCTTTTTGATAGTCTTGTCCTGTTCTACGTTTCATCCAGATAGATTCTAGAACAGTTCGCATTTCATCAGCATCAAGACCTTTGGTATTGTAGTCGATGCCTCTGCGCTCAAGTTCGTTGACCAAATCCTCGGTATCAACTTCTTCCAATATATCATCAACGTCAATATCAACATCTACTGTTTTGTATACAGTTGGCATAATTCACTCACTTCAACAATGGTTGCATCATTCAATTTAACAATGTTTGCGTAGCCAGCAGGTTCACGACTCATAAAGCAATCATGATACTGGCGCAAAAAAGGAACAGTGATACCGACTAAATCACGATACCACATCAGTCTGTCGGAGCATTGAGTTATAAGAAGTGCCTTCATTCAAATATCCTTTCAACAATTCGATTGTTTCATTGGCATCTGTATGAAGAATTCCAATACCTCCAGCATTACGAAAACCCTCAATCACATCCTCGGTGTCATCGACTAGAATGGAATCAGGTGTAGCATAGTTACGCTTCAATGAACGACCCGGAACAATGTTGCGAACATAGTTCACTCCAAGATTGTTTAGCCATTCATCTTTTTGCTCAGAGACTTCGTTGTGAAATTTTTTACCGCCGCTTGACGATAGAATCTCCACATTCACTTGCTTGTCGATTGAACGAATGTATTCAAGCAAAGCCTCGCCGCCGGGAAACAAATCCAGTGTAGCAAAATTTCGATTGCCAACAAAGGTGTCCCAGTTAGGACTAAAATTTTTTCGGTTGCGTGACGAGCCTGGTGTTTCGTTGAATAGTTCCATCCATCGTTTATCGAAGTATGCAACTACACCATCAAGATCAAGATATACTGTTTGAATTTTCATATTAAGATGCCAATAGGGCAAGAGCCATTGTTACATGCGCAAGGCCTTCAAACAGATAAAAATTATTGTATAGGAAAAGTTTCACTTGATTCATATCAATCTTTCATACTGTTATACATTTCACTCAAAATTCTTTCGACCGTTTGGACTGGCGCGTTAGTTTTAGAAATGGCAAATGCGACCACATCTTCACCAGACAAGCCGCATCCCCATGCTTCAAGAATAGCGGCTTTTACGAGTTCCGCTATTGTAGCCATATTATATCCTTTACAAACTCTTTACATATTGTTCTGCGTAACTACGATCCTCGAAGTCTTGGACATTGGTTTGAATTTCATCCAAGGCATCAAAAACCATAGAGTCCTTCATCACAGCACCTTTCATGGTTTCAGTGATGATATCATCAGCAGTCACCTTAGGCGCAACGGCAACGGTCTTGGCCTTGGGTGCTTTGGTAGCCTTGGCAGGTTTAGCAACCGCAGGAGCAGCCGGCTTAGCCGCTTTGGGTGCCTTAGTCTTAGCAACTTTCGGTGCGGAAACAGTACCGGTACCGACAAGTTCATAACTCACAACGGTGCGGCCGTCACGGTTGGATTGAACACTGAAGCCGGTGTGCTTTTTGATTTCCCACAGATAGGTCGAAAGACGGGTGGGAACGATACCATCAATAGCTTTGATAGCGGAGACGGTCACAGGACCATTGGCATTCTTCAGGGTTTCGAGAACCTTCAGATATTGCAGGGACTTACTCATAATGAATTTCCTTTCAAGTTAAAAATTAAATCACCAAATCAAATTCTATCACAGGTAACTGTCAATGTCAAGTTTGACCATCTTGATTTCACCCTTCACTTTTTTAGGGTATTCGGTTGGCATGGTCATCGAGCCATCTTCATTCACTTGCAACAGTTTGCCAATTACAATCCATTCATCAATTGGCATCGCAACAGTGTCCTCGGAAGCGGTAACTTCATTCAAGTACTCCATTGCTTCTAACATTGTAGCAAACTGGCGAGAGTTTGTCAAGTTCTTGTTATTCGGTTTCGCAAGATACATCATACATTTTCTCCTAAAGCATCCACGCCAGACTTGGCTAACATCAACCCCAATGCGGCAACAATGCCTTGGGTAAGCAGGCTTGCATCATGATTTACTTCCAAGGTACCAACGGCACCGAAGACAATCAGCAAACCAAGAACAAATCGAATCGAACCTCTCATACCATTAACTCCCACGACCAAAAACCATCACAATCATTTGCGCCTTCATCGAAGTCTGGACCGTAGAAACGTGGATCCGTCAGAAGCATTTCCATGTCAAGTTCATCGGCATACTCAGCCATACGAGCCTCAGCAGCCTCTTGACCGATCAAGGCCAGTTCGAAATTGATAGCATCGATTTCCATAATTTCTATTATACTCAGTTTGTGGCGAATGTCAATAGTGTTGTTTTTATGCAACACTCTCGGTTCTGAAATATCCGTACGGCAAGCCGTTCAGATAGCAAAAGTATTCCCAGTCCCCGCCAGCATCACTGGCTTGCATCAACCAACGCAGGGCGGTTTCTCGGTCGCCAGCACCGGTCAGGATCATGCGAGTTACGCAATTTTCAAATTCCTTGACGGCCACTGCCTCGGCTTCACGGCGTAAGGCTTCCTCACTATCGATAACCTTCGACAGGTATTCAAACTCCCTATCGAAGTCTTCCAAAGTCCAATTGCTGGTATCGATACCACGAGGACGGACACCGTGTGCATCTTTATACATGTCCCAATAGGTGGCAGCGGCTTGCTCCAGAGGGGTCAATTCTTCCCAAGTTTTCATGATATCTTCCATAATCAAAAGGTGTTCAGGCTAGGGTTGTAAACGGCAATCAATTCACGCTCACGCTGGTGTGCAGGCTTGCGGCCACGGATCACTTCCAGAACCTCATAGGTCCATGCGCAGTCCATCAAGTCTCGCAAAGCACGGCAAAAGTTCCAGTCCTTGTTTTCGCATTTGGCACGACTAACATGCTTTTGCCAACGGACCTTGACGGAGCGAAGATATGCTTGCCCTTGTGCGACAGTAATACCAATGTATTCATCGCCAGTGTCTACGCAAGTCACCTTGTAGACTACATGATTTCGGTCGCAACGGCGTTTTTTCATCATGTACACAGTATAGCACAATGGGAAGACTTGTCAAGTTGTATTTTTACAACAGTTGGGAAAAAACGACAAAATTGTTGTGTAAAAACAACAACTTAGGGGGTCATTTTAGCGGTTTTGGGCGGTTTTCCTTGAGGGTGGGGGGTAGACTGCATCCGACCCTGTAGAGCCGCCCAAAAGCCGTTCTAGGGCTGGACAAAGGTCTTGACCATGAACCTCTTAGTCTCATAAAGGCTAGGGCACTTGGTTTTGATCTTTTTGCCTTTCATATTGTAAAAAACTTCAATTCGGCGGGGAGAATGCACCATGATAGCACCAAAGCATTGCTTGTCCCTTGCAAAAGGAACCATGTAAGCATCCATATTCTCGGCAGTCTTCACTTTTTTATAAGAATCCATGCCCTTTACTCGGTCAAGATTACCAAAGAAAAGAGTGTCCAATAGTTCATGCACCACGGACTGCCTAGGTCCCATACCTTCATGAAAAAGCATAGAGTTCGGTCCTTTGCGGATGTTTATCTTTTTTGTAGCGTTTATTATCTACAACCCTCATCCTGTACTTAGGGCTTTTTAAATCCCTAGCCACAGGATTTCGGGGTTTTTGTTTTTTATTTTGTAAGTTCATACGGTTTGTTCCACTTTCCAATGTTTACACTAACATAGTAAGCGGTATTGAAATAGTCGGTCATAGCGTCCGACTCATCGTACCAATCGGCACCCTTTAGGGCACTGAAAGTTTCGCTAAGAAACTTTTTAGCGGCACCAGTAAAATGCTCATGAAACCAGTAGGGGTTTACATCAACCGATTTGGTCTTACGAATGTAATCGATTTGGTCTTGCGAAAAATGCTTCGCATAGGGCTTTTCTTTATCAGTTTGAATATAGTTCTCAACAAAGTCAATTTTGCCGGACTTTACGTTTAGCACAATCGTGGAATGATTCCGAACCGCAAGGGTGCCTTTAACACCATATTTAGCCAAAATCGGCTTGAGCAGGGCGGCAATCTTTGCTTTCTTTTCTTGAGACATATAAGCCATGGAAGTTCTCCGTTAAATCAATCGATAAATGCTATTCTACACGATTTCTGGCAGTTGTCAAGACTGTTGGGTTTGCGCAACACTTTCCCTAACCCACATTTCCGACAAGGCTTGAAGCCAGATAAGGTTCTGGGACGGAGTGGAAGTTCCGTTTTCCAAGGCTTCCGTAGCATCAGCCAGAGCCTCCATATAGGGGGTAATTGTTTCCATTGTTTGTTCGATAGTAGTCATTTATTGCACCAGTTAAAAAAATCAACCCATGAGCCGTCAAAAATCACTTCAGTAGGATTTTTCACGACAACATTTTCCTTATGCACATGATATTCATAATCTTGCCAGCAATCGGTGTCCGTCACTGGATGAATATAAAATCCGCCTACGGATTGTTTGAAATGCGCAATCATCTGCGCCGCAAGGCAACCCATGCCGTTTGCAAGTTTAGGCTTTGCTTCGCCATAGCCGTTGACAATTT